TCAACCCAAGTTACTCTGAGGCAACGATCTCTACCTAATCGCCTTGCTAATTCTTCTTCCAACTTGCGTCCTGGTTCATCGTTGTCCACCGCCAAGATGAATGTTTTAATACTTTCTAACTTTTCGTCATCCAAATATTCAAACTTGGTTTCATAGTTCTTAGAGTTTGCGGCTGGTGCGCCATCAGGTACAGAGATACCGTTTTTAAACCCAGCAACTTCTAGGGATAGGGCATCGATCTCACCTTCAGTAATGATGGCTGTATCGGTGACATCATCGATCTTGTAAAAGGTTTTCTGTGCGCCACCAACTTGACGGAAGTTCTTCTTCGTATCACGGTACTTGATGTTGACTACTTCGCCATCACGGTAGTAGGGGAAGGCTAACGCTCTCACTTCTTCTTCGACTTGCGGCATCCAAACAGTCGCCGTAGTCACATGGTTACGAATCAATACATCTTTGGTGAGTCCCCGAGTGGCAAGGTATTCAAAGGTCTTATCGTTAAGGGGTTCTGGTTTGAAGTCTGGTTTGTAGTACGTCTTAGTATGCGCCACGGTAGGCTTGGAGTATTCACCTGTCTTGAGTCCACCAGACCAACCACAATGCCAGCAATTCCATATGCCCTTCTCTGTGTTGACGTTAAGGCATGGGTAATTTTTTTTCTTTCGCTGACTACTACACCTAGGACAGGGTACTTTGACTTCAGCGCCAACACGATTGTTGAGTTCAATGCCAAATGATTTAAAGTCTTTAAACATGGGAACTCCTAAAAAAAACAGAAGTTCCTGTATTACATTGATATAAATTAATGATATATATATATTTTTTTCTTAAGAAAAAAATATAAGATATATTTAATCTATATACCTTGGATATATATCCATGTAATCTATATATCATTGATATAGATTGATATATTATATATATAATATATAGCAAGAACCATGCCAATTGCTCATAAACAACAATAATTAAATTCGCATTATGTAGTTTGCTATACTTTTGGATGTAGTTTGCTTGACTTAGTTGTACTTGTATGCAATTATGGTGCATCATTATATTTTTATAACCTCTTTAGTATCGTTTTAAAGTAGCGTTTTAAAAGCAGTGCTAATGATTAAGTATAGCAAATGAAAATTTAATTGAAAACATAGTATTTACACCTATTTGAGGCATAATTCATGAAAGATAAAACACCAATCAAAAGTCAGAAAGTTAAGATGTTTCCCATTAAGAAGGTTGAAAAGATAGAAGCCAAGGTCAAGAAGACCATTAACCGTAGGCGCTTAAGCCACCAAGAAGTGGAAGATCAAAAAAAATTAAAAGAAATTTGGGATATGAAACGTGATGATCTGCGCCTCTCCCAGAGGGAGGCGGCAGAACAATTTGGATACAAGAACCAAGCGGCAATCAGCCAATACCTCAATGGGAAGATCCCATTGAACCTTGAAACAGTATTGAAATTCGCAACACTACTCAAAGTTAGCGTTGAAGAGATTAGTCCTCGCTTTGCAGATAGTCTTCCAAAATCTGAAGTTCCAATCATTCATGTTGATTTAGAAACCATTCAATACATTACGGCGCTCAATGATTCCCTTGCTCCTACGGTGTTGAAGGGAGATATTATGGTGGTTTGCACGGCGAACTCTCCAACTAAAGGCATTGAAATGCCCACTGGAAAAATAGTTGCAGTACTAAGGAATTACACCTAGGTATAAATACTTATAAGTAATACTATTGACATAAGTTCTCAATGCTCATAAACTTTGGGTGTGTTCGCTACACATTCAAAGGAGAAGTTAATGAGCAAAACGCAAGCAGTACCGACACCTGATGTCGGCGCATCACCTTCAGACTACGAGAGGTTGGCATCAATCAATCTCTCCGATCTAGTCGAAAAGCGTAATAACTTTTCGTACCTTTCTTGGTCATTAGCACTTGACCAACTCTTACGCCAAGACCCAAACGCAAGCTGGCACTACCACTGGTTCGATGCCAAACCGTATTGCGTCATTGGCGACACCGCTATGGTGTTCTGTTCTGTTACAGCATTTGGTATTGAACGCACCGCTCAATTGGCGGTGATGGATTACAAAATGAAATCTGTAGCACTACCAATCGACTCGCAGACTTTAAACACAAGCATGATGAGGGCGCTTGCCAAGGCGATCTCACTGCACGGACTTGGTCTGTATTTGTACTCGGGTGAAGACACACCTTTGGAGATCAACCATGAAACCAATACCGCTTCAACCACTACCCCAAAGTCGCAAAGTATTTCGACTAAAACCCCTACACCGAATCTCAGTAACGCTCTCAAGGCTGGCGCTAAGGTTCAGTTTTTGGGCGAGAACGAAATAAAAACAATTCGTGAGTTGGCGAAGAAGGTAGAGGTCAGCGAGTTGGTCATTAGTAAAGCTTATAACGTGGACACTTTAGACAAAGTTCCATTAGCAAAAGCCGAGCAAATTATTTCAAAACTGCAAGAGAAGGCAGTCAAACTTTTAGAACCCACGGAGGAATAAACCATGAATGACAAGAAAATATCCATTGCTGTATTTGAAAACACTTATCGTAGTGCTGACAATCATCCGATTAAAAACGTGGTTGTGACATTACCAGACGGTACAAAGTTAGAAGGTGGATTGTGGAATGGCAGATCAAAGAATGGACTTGAGTACCAGTATGGTCAATTAATGCCAGCTTCTGAGAAAGCCAAGTACGAAAGAAAGACTCCTACTCGATCAGCCAATCCAGAACAAGAGGTTGACTTCGGATGAATCTAACCAATCTGAACGGATTGCCTGATGCTTTTGTAAAGGCTGTACGCAACGATTCTTATGTCGGTGGTGGGGACATCAGCGTAACTCGCTTGATCGATGCGCCGCAAAGACGATTCTTGAACAAGACTTACAAAGACTATGTGGTTGAAGATGTCAGTGATCGAGTCTGGTCACTCATGGGTCAATGTATGCACACTCTCTTAGAGCGTGCAAATACATCAGCATTAGTAGAACAGCGTTTGTATATGGAAGTAGGGGGGTGGAAGTTGTCTGGTCAGTTTGATCGGTTGCACCTTGGCGACAAGACTCTCCAAGATTGGAAGATGACAACGGTTTATAAGGCAGAGGGTAGCGTTGATTGGGAGCGTCAATTAAATATCCTTCGCATCTTAGCCAAGCATAACGGCTATGAGGTTGACAAGTTACAGGTGATCGCCGTCCTTCGGGATTGGAAGATGAGTGAGAGTTTGCGTAACCCTGAGTATCCATCAGGGAATGTGCAAGTAATTGATGTCAGGGTTTGGAGTGACGATGAGGCGATGGCGTATATCAAACAGCGTATTGATATGCATCAAGCGGCTGATCGTGGTGAAGTTGTTTTATGTAGTGATGAGGAGCGGTGGTATGCAGGCACAACATACGCTCTGATGAAGGAGGGTGGTAAACGTGCAAAGAAAGTCTCAGTGAATCTAGAAGACCTCGGTGTCCCAGAAAAAGGTTATGTGATTGAAGAGCGTAAAGGTGGGTACAGACGGTGCGAAAACTATTGTGAAGTCGCCCCCTTCTGTACGCAATTTAAATCAACGCAACAGGGAGTACATGATGATAATGAATATTGAGGAAGCCTCTAAATACTTGGGATTGAGTGTTCACTCGACTGGGTATCTGGTCAGAAACAATCAAATTCCAGGCGCAAAGGTTGGGCGTGGTTGGAGATTTTTAAAAGCAGATTTGGATCAATTTATTCGGGCGCAGTACAAGACCGAAACGAAGGTAGCGGTACAAGAAACGGAAGGTGCATGATGGCTACCGTGACGATTCGATTAGTTGACGAGGGCGAGGGTGTTTCTGTCTACATGGATTGTGATAGGGATGTCGCCGCAACAGGCTTATCCCCAGCAATGTTAATGGGTGGAAGTCTTGCTGAATTTGTAACCCTACTGAACGACAGAAAAAATGCAATGCCTCAACTGCAAGACCAGAACCGAAGTCATTGATTCAAGGACGCAAGAGGATGGAACAATCAAGCGCAGAAGGGAATGTGCAAAATGCCATTCCCGATTCTCTACCGAAGAGAAGCGCTTGGTTGAGCCTGTCAAGACAGTTAAACCAGTCGCAGTTAAAAAGATACCAGTTAAAAAAGTACTTGTTCAGCCGAGTAAACAGAAGTCCGTTGCTCGGAAGGAAAGTACATTCGAAGAGGTGATGGGGTATGGAAGCTACGAAGATTTACGAGACATCGGATTCAACATCGATTCGTGGAAAAACGATTGAGTTGTTGACTGAGGATTTAAAGAAGCAAAGAAATATCAATCTGAATCTGCAAGAAGAGTTAGGTCGGATGAATGCGGAGATCGGACTATTGAAATATATAGAAGGTCACATCAGAGAACACTTGGAACATGAAACGCTCATTGATGAAGATCATTTGTTTCTGTTGCTTGGTTCATTAAAAAGGATAAGGGGAATGCGACATGCACAAAAGAAGAGGTAGACCAAGGAAGGTTGATATGGTGAATCACCCACCGCATTACACGGCTGGTGGGATTGAATGTATCGATTACATGGCAGATGTATTAAGCAATGATGAGTTCATTGGGTATCTGCGAGGGCAGATTATTAAATACAATCACCGCCTGATGGCTAAAGGGAATAGTTTAGAGGACGTAGGGAAGCTGATCTGGTATGCGACTAGGCTCAGGGATCACCTAGCTGGGAAGTAGCCATGGATGACGCTCTAATCGCTTTCTTTATGGGGGTTTTATCTGGCTGGCTAATACTAATCGTTGGCTGTATTGCTACGTCACTAATAGAAATAATTACAAGTAAGTAAAGACTAGGAAACAGTACTGCTTATATCTATGATAATATAAGCGTACTCGTTGGGTATCTTGTACATCTTAGGAGGGTGTATGGCAATAAGAAAACGAGGGGATGTTTGGTGGTACGATTTTTTCGTCAATGGAGTTCGTTATCGAGGCTCTACTTGTACGGAAAAAGAAAGTGAAGCACAAGAGTTCCATGACAGATTGAAAGCAGAAGTCTGGCGTGGAAAGCACTTGAAAGAGAATGTGCGCCACACTTGGACTGAAGCACTAGAGCGTTGGTTAAAAGAGCATCAGCACAATCGTACTGCTAAAGAGAATGTGAAGTTTGGTGATTGGTGGACGGCTCAGTTTAAAGAGCATAAGGTTGTTTACCTAAATGATATTAATTCGGATTTATTTAAAATCATTCGGGATAGAGAACTTAATCGTCCAAGGCAGAGAAATGGTAAGCAACTTGCTCCAGCCACGGTCAATCGAAAGATTGCACTCCTTCGAGCGGTAGTTAATGCCGCCGCAAGGGAGTACCAGTGGATGGATACAGCGCCACTATTCCGATGCCTACCAGAGCGAAATGAACGAGTTAGGTATCTTACCCCAACAGAGATTCAACGATTGTTGGGGGAATTGCAAGAACCTTACAGGTCTATGGCGTTACTGGCAGTTGCTACTGGGTTGCTTCAAAGCAATATCTTTAAGTTAACTTGGCGACAAGTAGACTTTGTGAGAAAGCAGATAACCTTCCCAGAAGATGTAATGAAGAATGGTATGCCGTTAACCAGTCCGATCAACGAGACTGCGTTGCAAGCAATCAAACCGTGGATCGGAGAGGATGATCAGTTTGTTTTTGTTTTACCCAATGGTAAGCCTGTAA